ATGGAAGCAATCCGTGGGAGATGCTTACTTCAATATTGGCTTGACCACCGCAAAATGACTCAAGCCGAATTCGCACGCCGAACAGGTTGGTCCAAAAGGATGGTCTCGTTTATCGCAACGGGCCGGAGTCCGATGAATGCAGAAGCGATGTATGTGGCTTCTTTGATCTTGGATATACGAATGGAACAACTGTACGAGTGGGAAATTAAGAAGTAAGTCGCGGTTTTGCCGCGCTCCCCCGGGGTATTTGAGTACTATAATAGTACCTAACCTTACATCAAGTCCTCTCACCTTCCTTTCTTTCCTTATCTAACTCCTCCTAGTTTAATTAAATAACATATTCCATAAGTTGTAAAAGGTTTTTCCCCGGGCGAATTTTGGCGTTTCGACAACAAATTTCGACAGACATAAGCATCATTTTATGCTTATATTATAATCGTAAAAAAAATAGCCGCCGTGGCGACTATCTCCCAAATCCAAAAAGTCTCTTTTTACTAGTAATCCGAGAACTACATCTATTTTCAAGCTGCGTAAACTCCTTTAGAATTCGCGCGAACTTATCTTTCCCCAGAGTACACTTCTTCGATTTCTTGGTTGGTTCATCTTCAAAATAAGCCAACATCAGGTCCATGTCCACACACGCGATACTATCTACATTTATTAAACAACCTCTATCCGCCATACGGAATCTGTAGCCACTTGAATTCAAGAAGTCTTCCAAAAACGTTAATGTAGCCACATAAAAGTAAATATTGTCTTCTGTATGGACAACAACTCTGTAGTCGTCATTCTCCAAATGAGTGATCTCCCTGATTGGCACATTAGTTCCGCCAGTCTTACCGTTTCGATCTTTAGAAACCGATAAAGAAACTAACTCATACACAAAATCACCTCATAACATCCACTATTTTTCCAACAATTCTTTAGGTGTGTCGCCTTGATATATAAAAAGCACGCTCGCAGGTGTAACGATAAGCGCAGCGAGTGAAGCTAGTCCAGTAGCAAGTCCGTATAGGTACCCTTTTTTCATCTTTTCACCTCCTTCAACTTAATAAGTGTTATACACTGTACGAAAAATGTTACTGCTAATATAGACGACATGAACAAAAAGTTTGTTGCTATTAATATTATCGACAGGAATTTTAATTTTGGATAGTGTTTCTGGTCTATCTTAGATTGTTTTTCTATCCTGGAAGGTGCAAATAAGTATGCAAGTAATATGCTCAGGGAGTTAAGTGAGAAAACAGCCCAGTCCGACATGTCGATTAACGAAATTGCAGTAAACAATGCCGTTGTTACAACAACACATTTATCGCCTGACTTTAAATGAATACCTCCTGATACAACGCGCAGTAAGGCAAATGAAACAAGAATAACGCATACTTCTTTGAAGCGCCCCGTCCATAGACCAATTGAAATCGTTAGAAGAATAATAGCAACTGTATTTATCAAAACAGCGATTGTGAAACGGAAAACAGCAATTGATGCTGGGTGATCCGGAACACGTTTTTTTAAACCGACGGCCAAACGTTGGGATATATTCTCAATCATTCAAAGCTCCTATCCTTCATAACTGAAAAGTAAAGCAGATATCCGAGCGTCACTGCGAATAACAGGACCAACAACATTAGATTATTTACGTAAAGAACAAATGAAATAATACATAAAAACAAGACCATCAGAATACTTGTGATAATTTCTTCAAGTTTAAATTTCATCTTTTCAAATGGTACAGATATGCCGTACCCGAGCTTATACGGTACTACTCCCACTATAAACACGACAATAGCTGTTGCAGTTTGAAGCGCATAGCCGTTGGATACAGTAGATTGCGCGGCCTCTATAGAACCAAAAAGGATAAAAGTTAGCGCGGCCTGGATTAATCCAAACCCCGCAAAGCCTGCGAGAGTGACGATAAGCGATCCGATCAGCGGAATTTTAACAACGACAGCATAATAGAAGACAAAGATTAGAATATTTATTAAAGGAACGTAGTTGGCTAGTGATAATTCATTCCGCAAAATGAAACTATCAAGGTTCATTAAGAAAATCACGATTAGCGCCGACCCAGCATATTTGAAAGGTTTGTACCTAAAAATATACATACTGAGTAGGAACCAAGAGAACGCTTCTAGTGTAGAAAAAAACATAAATCCAAACGCTTCCTGCATTATTGCTACACCGCCCCAAGAGATAATAACTTATATAGTCATTATATAGGAGCATGTGGCAATTCCATAGCCAAATTCATACAATTTTCAGGTGTTAGCTGAAATTATTTCTGCGATTGAAATTTCCCTTTCATCATCTTCTAACAACAGGTTGACCTTATTCATTCTTTGGTTGATCCCCACAACAACTCCACTAACTGGTTCATCATAAAACGGGTTAAACACAACCAGATCCACTTTCAATTTTTGGTTGTAAGAATCCGCCAACGCGCGAACAATTTCTTCGATGGCCTGTTCGTCCAGAACTGGTTTTCCTCTGCGCTGTTGTTCCCTCTCTTGCTGAAGCATGGCTTCGAGATGTTCAGGCATAATAAACCTCGACCCTTCATAATAGCCATTCTCTCCTAGTCTTTGTACCATAGGTTATTCCTCCAATTGATAAGAACATACGTTTGTTTGTATTATATGCGAACGTACGTTCTTTATCAATAGGATTTACGGAAATAGCACGCACTTATACTTGTTGAACTTTAATACCGTTTTCCTTGCGGTAATCAATTACGAGCTTCCGCCAGAAGTCGTAACTGCCCGTGCTGTCGGAGATGTACGGCTTGTAAAACTCATATGCCGACTTCGCCCAGCTCGGACAAGTCATATTAGCTTTTGCTTTTTCCGCCTCAATCCACTTGCTCTGAGCGTCTACTGTAGCTTTAAGGTCATCCATTTGTTTCTTTTCTGCTGTTGTCATTGCTTCCCCATCTCCATTCTTGATTCGTTGCACTTCTGCCTGAATACCAGGAATAAACCCGCGAGATGCAGCCAAGCGAGTATTCCCGTGTCCGAAAAAGTTTGTACCTGGGCATGTCTTACTGGATCGTCCTTGGATATAGTCACCCAACCAATCGCCAGCAGGCGTATACCAGGCGTGGTAAACGATATGATTTGTGTCTACCGGGATGTTCAGCTTGATTGCCAAGCAAGCGTACAAGTGCAGCACAGCCTGTCTCTGTAAATCAGTCATGGTATCTCCGCCGATATCAAAATTACCGATGATCTCCACACACAAAGCTCCTGTATTTGCTCCTTTGATGCCAGCGGGAATCGTGTTTAGGTTTCGATCCAAACTGATTGCTATTTTCCCATCCTCGAAAATTGTGATATTCTGCCCGGTGCCGTTCCAACCGTTTGCTAGATGAGTGTTGCGAATACCTTCCAAACACTTGAAATGGTCTTGGTTCTTGCGTGTGGCGTAATTAGGTAACCACGTATGATGGACCTGGAGTTTAGTTATAGTCCTGCTGATTTTCTGCTGTTGAAGCCACCCGAAGAATTCGGATGACTCCAACAACAAGAAATTCCCTTTAGTAATCATGATTGATCAGTTCCCTTCTTAAACCGCTGGCTTTTGATTCGTTGTATCATCTTGCGGTGGATCTGATAGGTTTGGATTAGTAGGCACTTCGCTTTTCGATTCAAAGATTTTAACTGCATTACGAAGGACATCAGGCATCGGAACACCCATACGTCCTAAGTTTTCCGTTATAGACAAAAGCTCGTTTGCTAAATAGAAGAAGATAACAGCATCTTGAATGAGCCCTGTTCCTCCGGTCACGATAATATCAACAAAATGTGAAATGGTGATCACCAGAAAAATAGCTGCTTTCCGAGCAATCCCTTCAAAGCCTACTCGGCTACGCAGCTCATGTTTGATCCAGGCCGCTGCCCAACCAGTCACCCAATCTACAACAACAAATATCAGTAGTATATTAATCAAAATTCCCCAGCCTCCAAAGAGGTATCCCGCGCCAGCCCCCATAGCCGCAGATACCATTTTAATGACATTAGACATCCCCTCTTGCATAGCGAACCCCCACTTTCTCTCTCTATTTATCTGAATCTTTATCTGAAACCAATCCCGCTAAAGCATCGCCTACCAACTGATCTACAGCCTGCAAAAGCTCTTCCTGCTTTTCTGCTGGAACCATTCCAAGAAACAATGAAATTATTTCGGCAATCTCTTCAACTGGCCGGGAAATATCAGCCGTTATCACTACTTGATGTGTCGCCTTCAATGTCTCACCTCCTTCCAGGCCTAAAACCTATTTAATCTCTTACAAGGACCCTCAAAGTTAACTCCGCTGGTTCCGTGGAACTTTTTTTCAGCTCATATTCCGTAACGCCTTTTAACTCGATTCCATCAAGCAACAGTTGTCCATTTTTTATTTCTAATTTAGAAAGAATTTCTTTATCCATAATGATTCTCGCCCTCCCATTAATGAAGTCGATAGTCTTTCAATCTGAATCGCCGTGAAGATTGCTGAACAACGGTACCGGTTAATATTTTTCTTCGTTTATCACTGTCGGCCACTTCTATATCCCAAAGTCTGGGCTGGTCAGAAGGCTTTACAAAAACCGTGATGCCTTTTCCAAATATCCACCTAATCAGTATTCTTTTTATCACAATCACACTTCCTTTCATGGCACAAAAAAAGAGCCCGTGGGTAACGGACTCTTTAGTGTGGGTAATATGTTATTTGTTCGCTGCCAAGGCAGCATCAATTTTCGCAAGATCGGACTTCGCTTTCTCTATGTCCTTTTCGTATTGTGCTAACTCTTGTCTCCATTGGGATGCGCCTGCTTCATCCCCTTTTTCTTCGGATTCTTGAAGCCATTTAGTTACGTCTTCCTTGGCTTGCTGAGTGCGATTAAGAATCTTATCTGTTATTATTTGTTTTGTTGACTCAAGATCAGCTTTACTTCGCCCTATAAACTCATTCTCATTTGAATCTGGAACGATTACACTTGCTGCATCCTGTTCATCTGAAGTAATTGTTATCGTTTTACCTGACACTTTTACATCAGCCCCCAATGCTTCAGACAAGGCGCGAGCTGGAACGTTAGCTTTGGAATCAATCACAGCTCCCTTATCCGAAAGTTTCTTTCCATCTACAACGATTGTGTATTCTCCGGTCACCTTTTTCCCGACCATACTCTTAACCGTATCAGCAAACGCCCCTGTGGTTGTCGAAAAAACAATACCTATGATAATCCCGCCAGCAATATACGCAACTCTGTGCGCAAACTTTTTCATGACTGTACCTCCGTAATTGGTTCAATTTACCTAATATGATACATTACGGAGTTCGTATTGGGAAGGTTGCGCTTTGCTCAGCATTTAAGAAATGTTAACGGTGGCTATTGCCGATCCACTTTGATTAAATAATTTGAGATTTTTAGTGGATGGGTCATACGTCATATTAACTGCGTATTGGGTATGAGTGTGGTTGGACGCTGCTTTTCCATTAACCGCTGTCCAAATTGAGTTTAATTCCGCTAACAATCCACTTACATTGGATATTGCTAATCCTGTTATATTCGAGTTCACGAAAGAAACATTGCTTCTGAATTCAGCAGGACCAGCAACGATCGGCGCGCCCTGCAATCTTATTGGGTTACCTGTATTATTCGATCCGATAATAAGATCGTTACTGATGATTGATAAGCCCCCACTGTTTTGATAGGAGTTAATCTCCCCCGCAAAGGCGCCACCTGAACCGTACCATGAGATTGCAGCAATTTCATCGTTAGAACCAGTAGTAATCCGTATCCGATTTCTGTTATTCCCATCGTATGTTCGAAAACCGTTGATGTCCTGTTCAATTCTCCGCCCATTGGCTGCCGTTCGGATTAACGACCCTGTGATTGTGCCTCCCTCAATCTCATTACCTACGATCCGGGACGCCTGTATCAAGGAACTAAGCATGGTAGAGTTGTCGATCTGTCCCGTGAGCTTAATGGACCTGGCTACAACGTTCCCGGCCATGTCTACCCGGAACGGCGCTTGGTTGTAATCGCTGTGCCCTGAGCTGATTCCTTGTGTATTGATTTTGGTAACCAGGTTGCCGCTTCCGATGATCATAGAAACAAAGTCACCAAGCACACCCCGAATAGCTTCCGCCAGAACACCCTGACCTGTGATAGCCACCCTTGGAGTCTTGCCCCCGTCTGTTGTCAGCACAATTCCATCTGATGTCAGAATGACCTGGTTTCGCACATCGATCTTGCTTTGGAGCAAAATGCCACGCTCATCATATATAATCTGCGTTTTGGAGTTATTAATATCTATTACAGCCTGCTTGGCAAATGTCTCAAAGACGTCTGTACGTATCTTACCGCCAGACAACAAGTCATTCATGATCCGTTTGGATCGTTCCAGGTCGGCAATGATATCGTCATAGTCCTGAACCTTGAAGTTGGCCAGAACGACTTGAGTGTGCTTGTCCATCGAAAATGGATACTCCGTCATTTCCATGACCCGCATTTCAATATTAGGCATTTCCATTTCCGGGTCAAATGCATAGACGATATCACCCATATCAGGCGGCGACTCGATCCGGTCTATCTTATGGATGTCCACAGCGTTAATGGATATCTCGATTTCCGGAATCTCTTTCTTGCGTAATTCCTCCCGGGTCGCTTTCAGCAATTTTTCCGGGTCCTCGATATCCTGATCGATCATTTCCCCATCATAGAAAACGTTAGTTGTGTTGGTCCAGTACTGTGCATAAGGCGATACCAGATAGTTCACGGCCAGCTTTCCGTTTTGGATTGCGCCTGGAACACCTTGCAGCAGGCTTAATTCCTCCGCTGTCAGATAGGTTGTGGACATGCCAATAAACGTCCGGCCATCCTTCATCTGCGAATACATCCGGGTAACCAGATTTGAACCCTCGTCTTTGAATTGGTCCTGAATGATATCTTTTCCTATCCGATACTGCTTGCCTTCATCCTTGCCCACTTTCTTGCGTAAATGGATTGTGAAGTTATCCGCCCACACCTCAGCCCCATAGGACTTTACAATGTGGTTGAAGGCTTCCAGTGCTGTAGTGCGACCCCAATCTTTAATATCTTGCAGTTCGAATATGTCATCGACCTTGAATGTATATTTGTTGTTCATGATCGGTGAGAGCCGGGAAATCATTTGGCTGATATGGACCCCGTATGCCTCTTCAAGATACTGATCATATGGAACCTTGAATTCATTCATCTTGAACATAACATGCGTTGCTACGATGCGTGCAGTCAGCTTTTTGCCATCCCGGACCCGTTCCCGCGTCTGGATCACATAATACTGGCCGTTCTCGTCCATCACATGGCCCTTGATCTTGATTTTTTCCCGGTAGTCATCCGATGTCATGGAAACAAAAAAAGACAGCTCATAATCTGAATTGACCCGTCTGCGCCGTTCTACTTCATATGCATGGGTTAAGTAACCTTCTGGTTTTAAATTCTTGTCCAGTACCTTCAGGTATTTCATGGACATCCTCCTAATACAAGAACCGGTCCCGGTGTGTGATTCTCAGCAGCACCTGGCGGTTTGTTTCTGGATCTGTATATGTGATTCGGTTCTCGCCTACATTGAGATTGAAAAAATCGCCTTCCATGAGGCCAGCCGCATTAATGCCGTTTTGAGTAATCCGGTATGTCTTGGCGTCAATTTCGATCTTGTCGCCTGGTTTAAACGGTCCTGTGAATTCAAGGAATTCCACATGGTACCGACTCCCTTTGGCAACTGCTCCAAAACCAACATTCATAATCGCCCGTTTGGTAATCTCTCGAATGAAATCCGCCTTTGTGCCAGCAGCTACATCCATAACAGCCGCAAATGAGATTTCACGGATAAAATCCCCTGCCGCTCCCACATTGACATCCATAACCGCCGAACCCGTCATTTCCATCGTTGCAGCAGCTACAGCAGATCCTGATATATCAGCAACTGCCCGGCCAAAGACGAATACGGATATTTGGCGGTTAAAGGCCATGCGGTTAAAAGCCCCTCTGTTAAACATGGCCTTCACCCCTTTCAAAAGGAAAAGCCCCCTGACCACCCAGAGGGCATAATAAAAGCGCACCACTTGGGTACGCTGGTTAAGCTACTGTTCCGTTGGCGACTTTATTCTGCCTGGATTAGATTCTCATGGCCTTTGAGTGTGAGATAGTCGTCTACTTCTTCCTTACCGTTCGGATAGCGAGTCAACACTGCGTCATACTGCAACGCACCGTCAATGATCCGTTGTGCCAAGTATCGGAACATATTACATGCCTCCCATCAGGAGTGCGTCCAATGCATCCTGCATGATGTCTTGGCGTTCCTTTACCTCTTTAATTTCCTCACTCAACGGTTTCTGTGGGTCAGTTGGAACCTCGGGTTGAGATGGGTCTGGGTACGTAAATAGAGGTTTTAATGTTTCCAAATTGATTCGACTTACAATCCCTCCCTCAGTAAAATCAGAAGAATATTCACCATATTCCAGTTGAATCACGCCTACCGAATCACGAGAACGGTCCAATAAAGCTGTATACGTAGAGAAGTCTTGATCGATCGTCGTCTCAACCACGTTCCCTGAACGTTCTCCTGTATTTAGTAACACCTCTCCAGTTGATTTATCGTAATAAATTCGTCTCCCAATATTCATGACAGACCTCCTTATTCATATGCGTAATAAGAATATTCACCGCTAGCTGATACTGGAAGCAACGCAACAACATCGTTAATGTAACCATCTATTGAACGAGTGCCTGACGCCGACAATTCGTAAATTCTTGGTACGTCACCGTTATTCATTACACCGTATTCCTCAGAATTGCCTATTGGCGCCAATTGTAAGTACGCACCATCGACAACGTTTGAAAGGATACCTAAACGAAGAATAATCGTTTTGGGTCGGAATCCGAGGCCTGATATCTCAACAAACCTACGTGTTGATGTACTGTTATTACGCTGAGTGAATGCCCTGGTAGTTGTACTCGCGGTTATTGTACCGGATGCAAATTTTTTCCCTGTGCTAATGCTTTGAATCTTGCTAGCCAATGACGTCCAACTATCAGATGTGGATGCACTTCCTCCCATAGCGTTAACGGCATCCACAATGCCTTTTTTTGCATCAACGCCAGATTGAAAAACCTCATTTATGGCAGCAACAGCACTTCCTTTAGCAATTGTTTGTAAATCCGCCAGTGTGCCGACCTGTCCGGTTACCGTATCCAACCTTGCTATATCTGCCGCGGCGCTTGGAGTAGCAATTTGAGCTCTGCCAGAAGCGTCTCGAATAATCAGGCGATTAGCTGTCGCTGCACTAACAGCTCCATGAACTGAAGTGCCGGATGTATGTGTGGCAAGAGAGTCATTCACCGTCTTAATTGCTTTCGGTGTAGCCGCTTGGTCCTCGCTATCCAATCCTGTAGCACTGGAGAGCTGCGTAATCCCCTTTTGAGTTAGGGATGCATCCTGTGGCGCAGGGATGTTGTCCAAACGATTATCCAAGTCCTCAATGTTGGACTTAAATGTGTTGAAGTCATGTGCCGTGAAAAATCGGGCAATCTTCGTGCCTGCCACCCATGATTGTGCCACTCCTTCAAACCCTCGGGTTACACCCGTGAGTGTATTGCCCGTCTTGCCTGTGTAAAGTATTGTTTCCGCATTTTCGTTAGCTGGATCAATAACTAGCTCATTCGGTGCATCCGGCAAAATCGATCCGTCCAGCACGGTTATGCTTGTTTGTGTGTCATCTATTGCAGCAGCCAATTCGGTTTGCCTGCTATTGGCCGTAGCTGGGTACATTGTTTCAAGCATCGTTCACGCCTCCTTAGTTCAACCGGATCTCGACTTGGTTTGTCAAGAATTTGAAAATATCATTGGTCAGAATGCTTCGTGGTGATTCCAAGGTTCCGAAGTAATATAAATTCCCTCCGGTTACTGCATCACGTAATCCAAAATGTGTCACCGTGCCCCAATCAGCGGAAGCAACTGCAAAAGCAACGTCAGCAGCTGACTTTATTACCATCTTCTGAACATCACTTAACGCGCCCGTCACTGGATGGTATTCGCGAACCGTAGCTTGTGCAGGCTCGGAAAAGGTCATCGCTTGTCGGGCATACCCTCCGCCTGAAACCTCTTGTCCGGTATCGTTCCATGTTGGATTAGATGTATATAGAGCAATGTAAAGTTTATCGGGAAAGGTGAACTTCTCTCCACGTGCCGATACATTCAATTGTTTGGTCGCTAGAAATTTACTAATATTCAATTTCGATCACCCCTCTAATAAATATTCGTTTGTCAGTCGAAGGCTACGTATCGTTGTAGAACCTACATTAGTCAGTACCATTCGCGGTGGAGCAGGGATATCTCCGGCTGACTTAATGTTTATTGTCTCTGTGGCGTTGCTCAGCGTTATTTCAAAAACGAAGTCCTCGCTCGATTCCGGGAAAGGATCGTACATCTTCAATGGCACATTTACTTGGTGATTAACAGAAGACTGATCATAATCCATAGTCCCGCGATATTGAGCCATGTAACGTCTTTCTGGCCGATCCGAAAATATCAGTTCCAAATCTCCACGCTGTGCATGAAATATGTTCGCCAGGCGATTGATGGTTGGGTGGTAATCAGATAGATCACCCATGACATAGAAACTCAATTCCAGCGGACGGGTGTTGTATGTTGATCCGAAGTCCAATTCTCCATCCCGTCCTGTCAGCTTGACTGTATTTTCTTCAGCTTCAGGCAATGGCGGCAGGGTGCGTCCAACAAGGATTGCACCAACAGTAGACACCCACACCCCGTTAACCTTCACATCATAATCCATCGTTTCACCCCTTTACGCCCTTAGTCTGTAAATTCCGAGCCAGGCGCTCCTTGCGATTGTTGAATAGATCAATATCCGCCCCATCCTCTAAAACTACGGTTCCTGTAGACATGTCAAAGTGTTGCGTGACCTCTTGGACAACCGGAGCCGCTTGTTCAGGTTTTAGATTGAGCTTAGGCACTTCCAGTAAACGGAATAGGTTGTTCAGTTGATGACGATTGAAAATAGCTTCCTCACCGTGAACCACCGCTTCCATCGGAGCGCCAGGAGGACCCGGAACCACACCACCAACATCGAAGCTGCTTATCTTGCCTGTATCCTTATCAATTCCGTACTGGTCCCGAATGGCTTGATTTCGCTGTGACAAGCGTTGCATCTCGTCCTTGTTTCCTGCCGCTTTGGCTGCATTGTAGGCATCCTTGTTGGCGTTGTACTCTTGCAAATCAAGCGCCTGCTGGGATGTCCCACTGAGACTGGACGCGGTATTCATCTTGGATTGGTACTGGTCCAAGAAGGTATCCAAATCTTTCAGAATCTTTTCATTGGCTTCCTTGCTGGCACTGACTCGGAAATCCTGTACTGCACTCTCGATTAGTTTGACGTTATCCCCGTAATCCTCAAAAGCCTGTGCTAATGCATCGTAACGGGCCTCAGTCGCCGTTTTCTCGTCCTCGAATGCCTGTTCCTGTTCTGATTTCTCGTCCTGAAGCTTGTCCTTCTGATCTTCCAAATCCCTCTTGCGCAGTTCGCGCGAATGTTCAAGCTGCATCCGTTCAATCTCGGCAATCAGGTCGTTTCGTTCTTTGATTCCTTCCGGACTGACCGCTGTACTGAGCAGATCCACCCGCGCCCGTTTTTTCGCAAGCTCCGTTTCGTAATCAACGTCCTCGTTTGCCTCTTGTTCCTTCTTGATCAGATCATCAATGGCCTTAATCTTTTCATTCTGAGCATCGACGAACGCCTTTTTACGCGCATCAATGGCCGCTAGTTCTGCCTTTTTGGCATCGTTAACAGCGGTCTTCTGCTTTTTAAGCAATGTTTCTGTATCCTTTTGGGTTTGTTGGAGCAGCGATTTCTTCGCTTGATATACTTGTTCATCAGCTTGCTTGTACAAATCCGAGTCTTTTTTGTATCGATCCCGAAGCTCCGTCCACATCTTCAACTTCATCTGCCCGATTTCAAGCTCTGATTTACCCGACTCCTCCATACGGCGTTCTTCTTTGGTAATGTTCTCGCTGTATGTCTGATATTGCTTCTTCTGTTCCGTTTCAAGCTGCCGCGTCAATTCCTTTTTCGCTTGATATACCTGCTCATCAGCCTTCTTGTATTCATCGGAATCTTTCTTGTAACGATCCCGGACCCGTGTCCAGGCGTTGAGCTTGGCCGTAGCCATTTCCACTTCTGATTTCCCGGACTCTTCCATCCGGCGCTGATCTTTATCGATCCACTCAGAAGAGAAGTCATAACGGGCTTTGACACTATCTTCTTGAAGTCGTTTGATTTGGAGATTCATGGTCCGCTGATCGTCAACCGTTTCTTTCAAATGCTGTTTGTGTTTCGCAGCAACCTTGTTGTACGCCTTGATTTGTTCCTCGGCAGACCAATCATACATATCAGCCTGGTACCGGACCGCGGCAATGTCAGCATCATAGGCTTTTTTCCGAGCTTCTGCAGCAAGTTCCGCAGCAGATTTGCCCGACTTTTCCTTTTTGGATTTAGCTGCCTTAGCTGCTTTGGTCTTCTTCTCTTTTTCCGGTTTGGACAAATCAATCCCGCCGCCTGAAACGGGCTTGAATGCCTCTCCAGAAGTCAGCGAATCTTTCGCCCGTTGAACCTCCAGCAGATTCTGAGCGGCAATATTCTGTTTGTCGTAGAGTGCTGTTAATTGCTTATCTACGCCGCCATTCGCGAAGTTTTCAAACGTCTTATTGACGCTGACTCCGCCCACTGCTGTAACATTCTTCGCCATCATTGGATTGGCAGATCCACTTACTGCGCTCATGGCTTTCGCCAAAGCTTCAAAGTTTTTTATCTGAGCTTCAACGGATGCTTTATTGGCTTTCGCCATCGCTTCCAGGTGAGTAAGATAGGCATTGGCCGCTTTGGCTGACATGTCGATGAAACTACGCTCAGCGCTGATATGGTCATCAATGATTCCGATATTCTTGATCGTGATCCGGCCGGATTCATCCTGGAGTGCATTCAGGTCTGGATACTGTTTCCTCAGCTGATCGGTGACATTAATCAGTTCCTGCTTTTGGGATGCATCCAGATTTTGAGCCGAGGCCAGTTCTTTATATCGCGCAGATAGCTTTGCCATCGCTTCGACCTTTTGGTTTTTTGCCGCCAAGTCGGTTATTTCAGCCTCTCTCATCTTTAACAGCGCCGGAACAGACTCTTCAATGGCATCGTTCATTTGTTCCAGTTTGATTTGTGCCTGCTCTACACCGTCATAGCCCATACCTCGAAGCTTTTCATCCATCTCAGCTAACTGATCATTGATTTCAAACATTTCGTTCAGTAGCTGCGGCGTGCCTAACTGATCAGCTTGCAACGCCTCGATTTCATTCAAGCGCTCTTGAAGTGCCGCCCGTGCCTGTAAAACTGAATTAAGCTGTTCGGTCCGTTCCTGCAAATCCTGGACGTCCTGAACCGTTCGATTCAACGGAGATTTGCCAAGCGCTTGGTTCACTTCTTCCTGAGCTTGAGCAAATTGTTCCGCTGAGGCTGTCGCATCGTCAGCTTTCCCTTTGAAATAAGCAAAACCAGCAGCAATACCACCGATAATCGCAGATATAGCAAGCAATGGTGGGAACGATGCCTGCAATGCAATTAATGCTGTGCGAAGCGCGTACACAGCCAGTGTGATTCCAGTTACAGCAGCAGTGACGGCAACAAAGGTAATGATTGCGTTTTGCGTTCCTGCATCCAAGCTTGTGAATGACAAGATCAATCCAGCAATCATATCCGTGATGGTCCGTACCGTAGGCGCGAATTTGTCGCCAATGGCAATGGCTGCTGCCTCCATGGCTGACTTGAATTCTTCAATGGACCCTTTCAGTGTATCCATCTGCGTACTTGCCAGCTTATCCGCTGCCCCGGCTGAATTCTCCAACTCAGAGGTGAAGCTTTCCAACTGGGATTGACCCGTACTAATCAACGTCAAAAAGCCCGAGGCGGCTTCGGTTCCAGCAATGGACGCAGCTACTTGGGCTTGTTGGGATTGATTCAATTTTTTAAACGCCTGTTCGAACTGTCCGATAATGTTGGCAAATGGAAGGATATTCCCGGCTGCGTCCTTGGTCGTCACACCGAGCTTGTCCATATAGAACTGAGCTTCCTTGGTTGGTGAAGCTAACCGCAGGAGCATGGCCCTGAGCTGTGTACCAGCCATCTCGCCCTGAATACCCGCATTGGATAGTTCACCAACCGATGCCGCAGCCTCTTCGATTGACATACCGAGTGATGCGGCGATAGGTGCCACATATTTCATGGCGTATCCTAATTGCTCAATGTTTGTATTGCTGGATGTCATAGCCTTAGCCAGCACGTCCACAACGCCCGTGGTTTGATCCGCAGACAAGCGGAATCCCGTTAGGATGTTGGAAGCAATGTCGGCCGTGCGGGCAATCTCCATCTGTCCCGCAGCCGCAAGCGACAGCACGCCCGGCATGGCTTCCATGATTTCCTTGGTTTTGAAACCCGCCATAGCCAGAAAGGATTGTGCTTCAGCTGCTTGCGTTGAACTGAATACAGTGGTTGCACCTAAATCAATAGCCTGTTGCCGCAGCTTATCAAACTCTTGCCCGGTTGCTCCGCTGATCGCCTTGACCTTAGCCATGGCCTGTTCAAATTGAGCCGATATGTCTACCGCTTTGGCTAGTGCCGCCGCAACTGCCGCGGCATAAGCAGCATACGCTACCCCAGCCGTTTTAATCTCCTTACTTAAATTGCTTGCTGACTTGGCATTTTCATCGAATTCCGCTTTCATCCGGGTGAGCTTACCGCTTGTTGATTCTAAAGCCGTGCCCTGTTCCTGAATCTGCACTTTCACTTTGCTGATCTGCGAACTGCTTGCCCCGATTGCACGAAGCTGGGATTCCACGTTCTTTAGCTGTTTTTCAAACAACTCCGGCTTAGATGCCAGCATTTCGGTTTTGATCTTTCGAATTTCTTTGGAATCTACACCTACGTCACGCAAAGACTTTGAAACGGTCTTGAAATCCTGGTTGAATTTTTTGGATTCGTCCGTCATTTTCTTCATGTCCTGCTTGGCTTCTTCAATACCCTTTTTAAATCCGTCAGCGTCTAACCCGAGTTTGGCCTCTATGCCACCAATGTTTTCATTCTCAGCCATCCTTCCTCCCTTCTAGCCTAGCGCGTAAGGACCGGAGCCCAACGGCGTCAAACTCTTCTTTTTGCTCCTGCTTTTCGTCCTGCAACGGCCAGCCGAGCATGTCCACTAATCCTTTAAAACTGTCCTCGGTCATGTTCGGACCCATTGCTATGTGAAGCTGTGCCAATCGGTCTTCCGCAATCTTTTGTGTTTGCCGGAACAGCAACATAGGCAAATCCGTAATGTAGTAATCATTACGCAGCACCTGTGGCGTAACCCCGAGCAATAGCGAAGCTTCGAGAACCCAATTGTGTAACGTTAGTTCGGATTCTTCGCGGCTTGCAGCCTTCCCAGCACGGACTGGATTGCGGCGCGGTACTTTTTTGCAGCTTCGTCCAGGTTGTTGCGTTCGATGGTTGATTTCAGGAAGTCGTGCAACTGGATCAGATCCGCTTCTTTTACTTCATCTTCAGACACGTCTGCCAAGACAGAAACGAGTGTGACCACCTCTTCAGATGCCATTAATACGCCCACCACGGCACTAGGCCAAAACATTTCCGTGTCTCTTGCAGCAATGATATTCGCCACGGTCTGTGGTAGGATCTCAATTTTCTCCATCAAAGACATCCATTTGCCTACACTCAGGCGCGGTATATCAACTCGCTTTTCGCCAAACTGCACATGATCAACAGACTGGCTTGATTTTTTAAATGGGAACATGGGTCCTCCTTAATGACAAAAGCGGAGCCAATGGCCCCGCCTCGTCTTATGTGGTATTAGGCTACGTCTGGATCACCAAATTCAATTAGGTCGCCATCTGCATTTGGAAATCCTTTGAATGTTACATTGGTAATCAACTCGTTGTCATAATCGTATGTGTAGTTCAGATTTGCGCGTGGCGCTGCCATAGGCAAAGTAATGTAATCGTCTGGCGTTGTTCCTTCCGCTAAAGGGATCAGGGTCACTGGCTTCGCATATTTCAGCAAGTCAATGACCTTAGTTGCATTGACTACAACCTTTTTCTTTGTTGGGTCTGTTCCATCTACAATCAATCGGGAACCCGGGAGAATTGCTTGTAATTTCTCCAAGTCATATTCACCAAAAGGGACTGCAATACTTACATTGCTTCCTGTTCTGATTTCTTTCTGCGGTGTCGTTCCCGTCTGATCCATCGTCACTTCTCGGGATGTTTCCTCAAGAGTTAGGACAACTCCACCTTTTGTTGTTCCGAATTCGATTGCATCTACCCCGGTTCCGAATACAACCTTGCACGGTCCCAATTTGATTTTCTCCGCATTTACTTGTGCCATTAGGATTGACCTTCTTTCACGTTAGATTTCGTTTCTTTGAATTCCTTGCCATACCCTGCATCAATCATCTTTGCAGCCGATTCGTTTGTCAGTTCGACAACATCGCCAGCACCTTTATAATCCGGGCTTTCTTTCGTGCCCATATTGACCTGGATGTCTCGTTTCGTCAGTTCAACTTTCTTCATCACATCACCACCAATGTAAAATTTAGAGAATATAAAAGCCGACCATTTTCGTCCCTGCCCACAAAGAGCGGATTCGATTGATCGGCTGTGCATTCTCGTATTAAGCTATCGCCTGCGTAAAACTCCCGGCGTTGATGCATGTGGTCGTACAGTTCATAGGCGTGTTGTTCAATTCGCACCGCCTCTTTTTCCGGTCCGCGCACAAGTATCTGCATGGATGGCTGTCTGCGTGGCGACCAATCGGACGGAGGATATCCACCAGTCAGCCGAACCCATGCGGCAGCATCTGGCGCACCAGTTGGAAATTCATTGGCGTAATACCTGAAAGGCTTCTCCGCTTGCAGCATGTCCGCGAGCTGCTTAGGCTTGAGCATTACAAATGCAACTCCTTTTTCACTTCATCAGCAATGGTCTTTATGAAACGCCTGGATTTTGCCTTTAACGGACGTTCCAAGAATTTCGGGCCGGTTCCTGGTGTAGTTGGATCAAAATCAGCGACTTCATGAAGGAACAGGGCATAGTTGAACGGATAACCAGATTTCATGGGACGTACGGCTGAGTAGGACACGGTAGCCGTAATCCTTAATCCGGTTTTAGTTTCTACCTCAACCCGCCGCGATTGCCGCAGCTTCCCCTTTTTCTTTGGCGCCAATTTGTCCGCTTCTTCTCCCAATTCCTCAGCCGCCTTGTTCACGCCACGTTCAGCAGCCGCAACAGCACGTTCACTTAATAAATCCAACTGCTTCAGGAAAGCCCCTGCGCTAATTTCCATACTCATAGATGCACCACCGTCATCATGATCTGTCCTTCCAGGTTGCGTGGCACCTTGTAGGATATGATTTTCTTTGTCTTCTCCGTGCCACTCGGCTCCGTGAAGGTCACTTCATCACCGTACCCCACCGGGACTATTCCGGGCATACGAATATGGACAGAACTGGTTACCTCCTGCCCGTTCTCGCCTATAACACGTTGTGTGGCGAATGTAACCCGCGCCCGGAACACTTCCGGTTGATCTCCTACCGAATTGCCTGCCCACGGGTCGCTATCGTCCGCCTGACGCATGATTTTGACAACATCCCGGTACATCATCCCAACCTCCAGACATGACGGTCACACAGCGCCTGAATAGCTGGAGGTAGGTCTGCCTCCCGCTCCGCCTTATCAAACGTTGCCGTGTATTCACCGTCAATCCGTTCTGACAATTTGCCCCATTGCCCTGTATGCATCATCTTGGCGAGCATCAGACAGGCCATTTCCAGCGTGTTTGGTAGTGTGGATGGGTTAGAGTCTGGATCATCACTTGGAAGCTCGTAGCCGCCAACGTAGGAGGCCAGAAGCTTATATTCACCTCTAGGCCAACCCTCCTGGCGGAACAATATCCCGTCATCCAATTCCATGTAACCCACCACCGGGCCATGTGGACCTGTTATTTCTGTGATTTCATGGATCGGGAAATTCCGCAGGGACAGATATTTGGAATCCGTGCCGCTGCGGCGCTCTGTATATGTGTTTTTCTTGAATTTCCGGTTACAGTGCCCTTCGATGGCATCAGACGCAGCCGCCAGGGCAAATGTTAATTCGTCGTCCTGGCTGTTATCTGCGTCTGGAATGTATAGCATCTTTTTCAGCCTACCAACAGTAGCCAGCATAATTAACCACCAGAGGAAGCAGCAGCAATTTGACGCGCAATCTCGGCATGAATGTCCTTAGCCGTGAAAGTGCGCTGAACGGTGTCTGTTCCAGCTTGTAACTGTGCCGCCGTTCCCGCAGAAGCGGCCGGGCCTGCTGCGCCTGTGTCGCCCTTGTCGCCTTTATCCCCTTTTGGGCCCTGCCCGCCTGCTCCAATCGGTTCGCCATTTTGGAGCAAGCGCCCCCCCTCAAGAATATTCAGGTCACCGCGTATGTTCCAAGTATCTCCGCCGTTTGTTTTATAATTTTTGGTTGTTCTCATGTGGAACCTCCTTATTCAGCGCCTACTTTAACGCCGGATACTACTACTGCTGCCGTCTTGTCCACAACTTTACCGTCAAATCTTTCGATTCCACGGAAGTACATTTGGTCTGTTAGGAACGCGTCTCCGCCGACATCAGTTGACTTGATTTCGAATTTTTTGCGGTCAAACATGAAATAACCTCGTTTGAAGTCGCCGAACAAAATATGTGTTGTTTGGTCCTCTTCTGTTTTGATTTCGTCATACACAAGTACCGGGCGACCGAACAAATTGAAACGATCTTCTTCACGTGGATCAGGTGCGAGAATATCCCGGCCATTACCGTCTTTGATGTTGGCGATTTCTTCAAACGCCTGTGTGTTCATGACCCAAACACCATTACGGCGGTAACCTGCGATGACACTGTTTTTGATCTTACGTAAAAACTTGATATCAATCCCTGTAGCCGGAGCTGTCAGAGCATTAAACTTTTTGCTTGAAATGATACCTTCAACGCCATTTTCTCCCCCGGTCCCATAAAGGATTTCCTCATTTTCGGTAACCAGAGACGATTCGGAAAGCCAATCGATAATCTCTTGTTTGAAATTAATAAACGAATCATCAAGCAACTCATTTGGCGCAGGCATGAATCCGGCAAACTTCTTAACGTTGTAGCTGATCTGTTCAAATTCCATGTTCTTCAGCTCTTTAATTTGCTCTTTTTCGGCTGTATTGTAGAGCTTTCCTGCAACGCCTGTTCTGACAGTGTATTTTCCGCTTGGAGCCGTTTTTGGAACTACGCGGACCAAGTTGCGAATTGTGTTTAATTCCATCAAGGCTTTAAGAATCTCACGTGAAATATCTTCCGGAACGGTATACCCACCGTCTTTATCGCTACCAGAAGAAAGCGAACGGTTTTCAATAATAACCTTTCTCATCATTGAACGCTGTTCATCTTCCAATTCATCTTCGCGCCCAGTAAGGACTTTGAACCAAGCGTCTCGGTATTCTACTGTTCCTGTAATGTCCCGTTTTTCCGGTTTGTCGTCGTTGTTCAAAGGATTACCCTCGCGTTTTTCGTCAAGTTCTTCTTCCTCCAACGCACGTTGCACATCAATTTCCTTCTGCAGTTCCCGAATCTCTTGGGATTTTTCATGTGCCTCATCCATTTTATCGGCGTTCACAAGGGAACGAGTTTCCGTTTTCAATTTATCCATTCGGTCAAGCAAAGCGCGAAGTTCTTTCGTCAATTCAATCACCTCATCATTTTTTTGGAAAGCAAAAAGAGCCGATCAGTATAGATCAAGCTCCAGCAATAATTTTTCTTTTTGGTATTCGACTGAACTACGAAGTTCAGTAGTTTTAAATTCCTCCAGAGACCTCACGGAAACCTCATTCTCTGGATAAGCGGCGAATGGTGTCATTGAAATTTCGGGCAAAGTAGCATTTAAAATTGTTCTTTGGTAGAGCTTCTTTCCATCGCGCTCTATCTTAGACCAACGGTCACCGTTCGTCTGGACGTTGAATCCAAAGGAAACACCGTCTACGTCACCGCGGTCAATACTCTCATGCGCATCGTTCCCCCACGAACTATTAGGCAAATCCAATTCGAACCTCAGTTCAGTTGGTCCATCAAAAATACGAAGTGTGCCCGACTTGGTATTGCCTAAAATCTGGTCAGTGCGATGGCACCAAAGAGATATCGTGTTGTGATCTCGCATGTATTCCGCAAAAGCTCCTGGCGCGATAATCTCAACGAATTCGTCCCCATACCAATCCTGCATGATATGGGATTCCGAATTATACTTTATCGACCCGTTAATTGTACGCGTCTCTTTATCATCACCAGTTTGACGAATTTCATAGGTAATTGGTAACGCTCGTTTTTCTCTTTCATTTTTCGGTTTTTTCTCCTTTTCCAGTTCCTCCACCCCCTTTCTTGTACTGATTTCCTGCTTCCTCAAGCGGAATTACATTGCCGTTGACGTACAACCTATCTCCACCAGGCAAAGGAGCCTTATTTTCGTAAGCTCTACCTTCATTCGGTGTATAAATCCCGCCTTTGACCGCCTTATCCAAAGCGTCCATCCGTGTTTTAAAATCAGCACGCAAGATTGCGTCGGCATTGAACCTGACGAAATATCCATCCTGTAGTTCACGACTCAAGAACAGTTTCCGTGTAAACTCTTGCTCGTAGCTTGTCAAAATCGGCAACATGGTGTCCGTGTAAAACTGTTGTTGTTGTTGCTCATTGTTGCTATGTGTAGCTCGATCAAGATCATTTAGTTGATGCATCTTTATACCGAAGGCTGCGGCCAGCTGACGGATGGTCAGTTCAGTGTTTTCAAGAAATTGAGCATCTGTCATGCTAATACTGATTGGTGTGAACTGATATCCGAACGGCATCATTGAAATTCGATGACTATTCTTTAATCCAGATGACATCTTTTCGAATTGTTCACGGAAAATTTTCTTTTCCGCCTCTTCCATCTTGCCTGTGTACTGGATCAATCCCTTTGTCTGTAATCCGTTTTTGTAGAAGTTATTAATAAAGCTCCCCGCAGAAGCCGCATTTTCTACGGCACTATGCAAGTAGTCCAATGTTGGGACGCCAACAAGTCCATTCAAAGTCACACTGCCTTTAACGTGAAGCATCTCATGCTCAGGTATCTTGACCAACTTCCCGCCTACATTGACCTGATACCAAAGCTTTGTTCTTGTATTCAAAAGGTTGATATCATCGACAATAACAGTTACGCTATCCGAATCAATCGGCCACAAAGCAACCGCCCGTCCGGACCTCTTGTCAAATTCGATGTTGGCGTATGCATTTCCCATGGCTCGGTTTGATTCCAATGCCTTGAAAAAGTCTATAGCAGACATTAACGGGTTGGGCTGCAATTTCAAAAGCGGGTATAAATAATGATTCGTCCCTTTGGTAATGTCATCATCGTCTGACTGGTAAATCTTTAAGGGCAGCTTTGCCACGGTTTCAGACAATATTTTTATGCAGGTATACACCGTTTCTACTTTCAAAGCTCCTCTGCCTCGGACGTTACCTCTTGCTGAATCAATTCCTAACCATTCAAGTAGCCTTCTATCTTGCTGGGTTACGTTTTCTGTACTACGTTGCTCAAACGCACGTTTAAGAAACATTTATCTTTGTCACCTCCCCTTTGGCGGCAACCTTGATACACGCATAACCAAGACAGCTAGAATGATGCTGCTTAATCCAGTGCAATACAATCCTGCCGTAACATTGATTCGATAAGTTGCCAAATTAATAATCAGAACGCCCAGAAACAGCAAATAATCCTCCGCATAGTCGCGCAGGAACTTCAAAAGCCTATTCAATTTCAATCACCCCAAAGCTGGCTTAATAGTTCGTTAGTGGCGAACTCAGACACGTCCATTTTCGGCTCCCCGAAAACAGCCCTCACATGTGCGTCAATTGTCGCCGCAACTGGATCGATCCTATTTGTTGATTTCGTTTTATCCAGAAGAACATTTTCTTTCTGATCAACCTTTAAAACTGCGTTGCCCATTGCCCAAGTCAATAAGTGATCATGCTCATGAACAATCTTCTTCTGCAAAACTAACTCACGGAATCCTTTAATTGGCTCAGACAGAGTTTGAATCCCTTGACGGATCTCCACGATCTCATATCCTCTTTCGGACATTTTAATTGCGAATTGCGTAGCTTGATATGGGTCATAGCAAATTTCCTTAACGATACATCCCCATTCCTCCGACTTTTCCACGATCCAATTCTCAATATACGTCTGATCAACTACAGGACCAGGTATTACCTCAAGCCAACCCTTTTCAACCCATAAATCATATGGCACCTTATCCGTTTTTTTCTTTTGCTCCAATGTATCGGCGGGTATAAATGATCGATGTCTGAGGAAGTATCGCCCATCAGGTAATACAAATTCGAACACCGCTGAGGACAAGTCGGTTTTCATTGACATGTCGACACCTACAAAAGCTTCAACGCCGCGCACATCAGGTGGTGTATCTGTCCCACAGTTATTCCAAGCTTCCATACGCATATATTTCTTCTCACCCCCACTTACCCAGACGTTCATGTTCTTTGTTAAGAAGTCGTCCATTTTTTCTGGAGCATTAAGCGCATTTTTCAATCGTTTGCGAATGCTGTCACGCCCTACTTCGTGTGAAGCAGCTATAGGATTTGGTTTTTCCCAAACTGATTCATCCGTAACATCATCAATTAATTTTCCATCCTCATCTTTGTCCAGCTCGTTAACCATCGCGAAGTACTCGTCGTTCTCTGTACTATCATCATTCGGATCAAGCAGACGCGAAACCATATCATAATCAATGCGATAGCACGGGCTGTTCAGGTTCTTTCCAGCCGTTGTGATAATCATCATGAGTGGCTGTGAGCGTGAAATCATACCCGAATCTATGACGTCGTAAATTTCAGTTGTTTCATGGGCATGCCACTCATCCACAATTCCACACTGTGGGTTGAAACCATCGCCCTTTTTGCCATCCTCTTTACTCAACGCCTGGACAATAGAGTCGCTTTTGATGTGTCTTATAACGCCATAAGAGGTCTTGAACTTCCCTTTCAGTTCAGGACACTGTTCCAGCATAACTTTTGTTTCATTCCAAACAATCTTCGCCTGTTCTTTCTTGGTAGCCGCACAGTAAACTTCTGCCATACCTTCACCCATTGCGGCAGCTTCGTATGAAGCTACACAAGCGAGGCTTTGGGACTTCGCATTTTTCCGCCCGACTTGCCAGTACGCATACCGGAATCGACGGAAACCCGTATCGACATGAACCCAACCGTAAATATTGCCGAATATGAAATACTGAATTTCATGCGGTACAATCCGTTGCCCTTGTAGCGGACCCTTCGTATGGCGGAATAGGTTCATCCACTCAAAAAATCGCATGGCCTTGTCTTCATCGAAAACGAAAGGGAAGTCCGGTGTGTTCTCCCGCCCAATATCCTTCAAGAACCTCATGCATGCCCATATGTGTTTTTGACACGCTACGACATGCCCGTCAATGACATCTCGAGAATAGTCAATCAAATATTGTTTGATCACTACACGCCACTAAACCTTTTTTCAACATCGGAAGGTTCCTTCTCTTCTTGCTTCGGCACGACCAATTTACACCTGGAAGAAATGGTCAATCCCAAGTCACTTGCAGCTTGACGGCACTGCTTAAAAAACTTGTCCTGGTTAAGCGTAAGGTCTGCGTACACACTACTGAATATCTCTACCGTTTTTGTACCTGGTATCAATTCCCCGTCTACACTGTCGTTTTCGGATTGTTCATATTGGACAATTGGACTTCGATTCAGCAATTCATTTGTCACCTGAAGATAGAGCTTACGAGAAATTAGATAACGGCATAGGGCATCCACATCCAAGTTGGACATGATCCCGATCGCTATTAGCTCGTCCGAAATCTTTTTAAAATCCCGGCGCAAATCTTTTGGCAAATATGATGGAGCTCGTATTTTATCGGATGGTGCTTTTATCTCGGCGGCCTTCCGTTCCTCAATTTCTTGCTTGGTCAGATTTTTCTGTCCCTTGTATAGCAATAGGTCAATCGGTTGACGCGGCCTCGCCATGACACCCCCTCCCTTCTCGTTTTCTGGAAGCTAGATCCAGCGACAACCCTAATTCCGAAATTTCATTTAGGGAATTTTTTTTACGCGAGACGCCCCAGCCGGTTTTTCACCCCGTCCTACGAAATTTCTGATACCCCCCTGCCACTTTGGGGATTCGTCCGGTCATTCACCTTCATTTTTATTAAGAGGCTTAGAAGGCCGTTTCTGTCCGTCTGGTGACGTGTGCATGGGCAACAAAAAAAGCCATACATTGATGGCTTTCAGAAGATCATCTTTTTGATTTGGAATCTCAATTCTGCGACTCGTGTTACAAAACGGTCTGTCAAAGGATCTCCACGCAACTTTGTCGTGAATTCATTCCACAGTTGGAATGCGTAAGTAGCGGCCAGATACTCCTTCTTTTTGCTCTTGTCGTTCTTGATCTCGTCCATGTATTCTCTCAACGGACGATTGATCTTTACAGAGAAAAGCATCCATTCATCATAGTTAAGTTGCTTCTGCTGCTTCGCGTACTCATCTTCCAATTCAATCATGTACTGCTTCAGATCCATTCCTCTCACCTCGATCTTATGATCTCACATCATTGCCAAATCCACCATCCATGGTCACGGTCTTAATGTCATGGCATCTCTTACATAGCGCTTGCCAGTTGTTTGAATCCCAGAATAGCGTATCGTCGCCTTTGTGTGGGATGATGTGATCGACCACAGTCGCTGTTGTTCCTTGACCTTCTGCCTCGCACTCTACACAGATAGGATGCTTACGCAGGTATCCTTCTCTGGCTTTGCGCCATTGGCCGTTGTATCCACGCTGTGTTGATGTGCCGCGTCTCCGGTCTACCTCTCTTGCTCGCTCTCGCTTATGAGTTGGACAGTACGCCTCGCTCGATAGCTCAGGGCAACCTGGATGATTGCATGGCCGCTTGAGTTTAATCGGCATCGGCTTTGACACAACTATCATGAAGTTCTTTCATTGCTCCAGCAATCTGTCCTGATGTTTGTGCAGTTTTCAAACCCATCTCACAAAGCTCATCCATAATGACAATACTCGGATTCAATCCATCGGGCAGCTTGACTTCCTGTTTCAAAAGATCGGGTGGGATTCTATAAGCGGCAGCAATCTGTTTCGTTAAAACTGAATCAGGAATGCGGGTACCCATATGGCTATTGCATTTAGGACATTTCCATCCGTCCCTTATCTTATGGCTCGTTTCCTCAAACCCGCACTTCTTGTCTATGCAATAGTGAGTCGTTAGCTTTTGCTTTGTCATTTGCGACCTCCTTCTGACATAGTGGCCTCTTACACATCTGCACCGATCCCGCCCATTCTCCCCACACGCAACCTCTGCATTGCTCAGGCTGTAGCTTGGATACGATCGGTACGGCTGGTATCTTCCTTATTCCTTTGTTGACCATGATTCATCTCTTGTTTCATCCGACCCAATTAAATGCATCAGACCAACAATAAAGTCACGCACGGTAGCGGCTAAGTCAGGCACGCCCTCAACGAGAATGATTTCATTTGCATCGAACTCAAACTTTGAGGTCATTCTACCTGTTCCGAATCCAATTTCGGCAGTCACCCTACAACTGCTAACCTCTTGACGGATAAATCCTTGGTCAGCTCTAATCTCTCTATGGGTGAATTCTGCTGCCAGGATCGCAATGGAACAGCTAGACTTTAGCGGGAAGTACTTACCACCACATCTTCTGCATTTTTCATTCATCGCTTGTTGCCTGTCCCAAAGCCTGCACCCACATCTATCACACTTATAGCTGTAGCTTATGCTCACTCCAATTCCTCCTTATCTTCCTCAATGAGTTATTCATATCTATATATTTTGCATAACTGGAACACCGTTAGATTTCTTAGGTTTATCAAGGGTTTAGTCCACATCCAAGATTTGAGTTATACATTCGATATTTATGAATAACTCATAGTCCGAATCGGTTCATGGCTGCATCCATCATGTCTTGGTCCATGCCGATATAACGGAATGTGATGGCCTCTGACGCGTGGTTAAGCATCTTACGAACCAATGTAATATCCTTGGTCTTCTGATACATGTGGTACCCGAATGTCTTTCTCATGGTGTGGGTTCCGATATCCTTCAGCTTGAACTCCTTGGCTGCTTTGTTCATGATCTTGTATGCCATGTCCCGCTTGATCGGTTTGTTCTTTCCTTGGCGAGATGGGAACAGGTAATCATCATCGTCCAGGTTGGCGGTATACTTCTTTAGCTCCCGTTTCAATACCGGGTTAATTTGAAGCCACCTCTTCTTCCCTGTCTTCATCTCGGTCATGACGATGTGGTCACCCATAACGTCACGCTTCCGAAACTTCAGCATGTCCTGAATCCGGTAACCTGTATTGATTCCGAAGACGAACATCATTCGGTTTCGTTCACTCTCAGCAGCAAAGAATTCCTTTATCTCTTCGATCATGGCCGGGTCACGGATCGGCTGAACGATGTTCACCAGCCATCACCTCCCTGTTAAAAAAAGAAAAGAGCCATCCGGTAACCCTCCGAATGACTCCAAAGACTATCAAGAAAATTTTATCCGGCCTTGCTGGGACTCGAACCCACCGTTTCCTGAAAGGCCATAAAATAATCCGTATTTATATAACCGCCCGGATGGAGCGGCTTGGGGTGATCTTACCCACCTTCCCCGCATCACACCGCCCTTCGCCAGTTATGAAGCTTGACTGGGTCACCTAGCATGATCGAGTCCGGGTGGAATAACGGTACACCAGGCACACCGGAGAGATTAATTCCTCTCTATGTGCCCTAGTGTATAACTGAAATACAGACGCAAAGCGGACATGGAACAGACGTGGTACAGACAGTTAACAGACGTAATGCAGACAGGATACAGACACGTTTTTCATGTGATAGGTCCCATGAGTTTCAGTGTGCTTGCTATGGACTCAATTCCTTCGTCAATCCATCTGTCAACTGATCTGTCGGTAATAAGACGGAACTTCACTACAGCCGCTTTTCGCGGATGCCCTTTAATGAAACGATATTCAATGAGTTCTTTCACTTCTTTATCCATGATCAAATTTACAGCCAGTTCGATTTCTTCCACTTTCGTCTTCCAATCTATATATAAAGCCTGCTGACGCTCGTTTCTTTCCTTACCACTCAACAAATCCACTGTGAGCTTCATTTTCGGATACCTACGCAGCATGGACCTAACAATCAACTTATCCGTCTCTGTTACACTCTCATAAAATTCCATTTGGTACACCGCAGCCCCCATATATGGCCCCTTTCCCTATGAATCAAAATCAAATGCAGCTTGTCCTACTGGCACCACTGGCTTCTGAGCCTGGCGAATCAAACCTTCTTCTACCCAGCGTTCCGGCGCCTTCTTCTTATAATTATCCCAAACTGGTGTTCCCGCCACAATCCTTTGGAACTTATTTTCTTCAACTGCTTTTTCTGTCCATTCCCAATGGTATTTCGCTTCGAGTTGGGTCATTTGATTTCACCACCCGCCTGCTGTCGCCGTTTTTCAGCCATCTGGTATTCAATACATCTTGCTTTATAGTAAGCGGCTTCACGCTGCATTTGATCCCGTTCAAACGTAAGCTGCCAGTTAACTTCAGTAATGGCCTGTAATGCTTGGTCTTTCTCCCCAATTAAATCAATCAGGTCTGAAGTAGCTGCGCCTTCCAATTCGTTCATGTGAAGTGCTATACGGTTGTTCATTCCACCACCAACTTCCCTAACTTTTTCAGACTCCGTCTGCTATGGACCCCGGTGAAGCTATTGAGGTATGCAATCTTTTTCATGGTTCGTGAAGAGTCCAATTGCGCTGCCATCCGATCAGGGAACGTCATTTCATGACAGTGTTCATCATATCTAATCTTCTGAGCCTCAAGACCGATCACCAGGCAGGATTGTATTGCAATGGCATCGTCGTAAGTTAATCCGAACTGTCTCATTCTGTATCCGCTCCTTCCCCACCAAATATTTTTTCAGCCATCAATCTTCCGGGCATCCTTTTGTGATTCTTCTTCACGTATTCATACAATTCCGCACATGAAGGGCAAAAGTCTTTACCACCGCCAGACACAGCGCACTTTTGGCAAATCTGGTTGTCGCAAGTAGCATGCGTGCCGCCGATCATTCTTCCCTTTTCATCTTTTGCCGATGTCCAAAAGTAATCAATGATGAAGTCGCAAAATTGAGTTGACTCATTCTTTTTGCAGAATGGGCAAGGGTGTTTGGGCATCGCCAGAACTTCAGCCATGCTTATCCGCTCCTTCCCCACCAGATCTGGCGTTGTCTCGGACTTCTCTCGCCTTCTCACGGGCTTCTACTCGGGTGTCACACTCCATGATTCCTGATGCTGTTGTTTTGTCTTGTACGAATACGAATCGTCCGTCAACTTGTATTTGAGGGCAAAAGGCAGTTATCACTACGCGGTTTCTGTACCATGATTTCTCTTTGGCGCGTACCTTATCGCCAATCACATGTTTACTCATGCTTATCCGCTCCTTCCTCAACCAACTCGAAGTCCTGCAACACTAAATTTCCGTCCATATCCAAGCAACCCACATATACTTCTCTACCTTGACTGTCTGTCGCAAAGTATTCTTCTGTTTCCTCATACAAATCCGCTGTCAGTTCCTCACCCTCTTTTACCTCGTACAACAAGTTTGTTCCGCTGAACGCTTGGAAGGGATCTGTGCATCTCACCTTAATCTGTTTCAAGTTGTTCCGCTCCTTCCTTGGGAGCCAACCACTCAGGATTGTTGTAGATGTTCCCGATTATTTCATCGTCAGTCACGTCATATCCCGTCCAGCCACCATTTCCGGCGTTAGCTTTGTACAAACTCACTGGTACCGCCTTGAACCGCGATTGTTTGGTGTCATAACAGATAATCCGAACCTCTACGTCATTTTCTTGAATGTCTCCTTCGTATATCGGATACCCGAAACGATCTTCCCGTCCTAAAGGCTGCATGAATTCAAAATCACTCATTCTTAATTTGTGATACCCTCTGCCATCCATCGGCAGATAAACGCCAACTACCTTAGTTTCATAGATAATGCTTTCAATCGTCTCAGGCGGTAACATAACGCCCAAAGGTTTATACCACGCACGCGGTGCTTTTGGTTGCATCTTGTATATCCTCCTATTTGGGGAGACCGACCAACACCTGATACGGCCTCCACTTCGTTAAGTTTATTCGGCCGTTCCGATGGCCTGACGGCCTAGTGCATCAATGAGTCGCAACCTATTGTTGTTGCTGGTATAGCTTAAATTTTCTTTCTCGCTCCAGATAATCATCGTAGTCATACCATGCATACCCAACGCCTTGAATGATTCGATTATTACAGCCACACTCGCAAATTTGATTCAAACACCCTTTGGCTTTCCGAAAATCCTTCTTGTACAATTTAGGCATCATTACGCCGCAGCGCACACATTCAAAAGTCATGCCTCTTTCAGTTATGTTGGCTTTCCTGTTTTGCGATGGAGGAGCAAGGCATTCCTTAAAAGTTATTAATTCCAAAGCTTTCAGGCTCCCTCCTATGTTATAAGTCCAGTACAGCCAATAACGCGGCTTTGCATCGTTGTTCAGGGGTTGCGTGCATCAAATCATACTGGTCACATTCGCCTTTTTCAGCAAGTATGATTCTCAGCAATCGGTTCGTATATCTCGTTCTAACTCTCACGTCCTTGAGTGCCTCTTCTACGTCCCATGCATCTTCAATTTGTCCTGAATATTCAGGAATGAAATAATAGTTCTTGCCCAATCTGATCATTGGAGAACCTATCAACGGATGCACAGGTTGATGCAATACATGTACAGCGACCAATATGTTCAAATCCGTTCCAGGCTCCATCGCCAACACTTGCTCCCGGGTCAACGTTGTTTGTGTCATCTATATATCCTCCCTAACCCACTCGTATTTTTGCATTTCAAGTACGTGCCACACATATCCGTCTATCTGGATGGTCCCTCTGAAATCCGGGAAGTACTCTCTCCCATCTATGGGCCATCCGGTTCCGACCACCATGTAGCGCAGATAATCCGTTTTATCAGGATGAAATGTATCCTCAATCTTCATGATCCACATAACCATCTGCCCGTCCTGCACGCCGCAGGAGACGATTTTACTGCCGTGTGGGACTGTTATCTGCTGAATCTGTTCAGATGGCTGTATGACGTATTTATGAATGACTGGCATGTCATATCCTCCTTACTCTTCAAATAATTTCAGTTCGTGGAATTGACCAGTCTCTTCAATAGCCATTTTCAAATCTTCCAACGCTTCTGTGTATACAGCCTGATCGCCGTCATTTGGATATTCGATCATCAATTGTCCGTGTAAAAAGATTCCTATTTTCATGTGTTATCCTCCTTAGTAGGGAGAGGCCCGCAGGCCCCGACCCATTTATTTAGCCCAATCAGGCGCATTTTCCGGTACATAGTCGATAAATCCCTTACTTTCCTGAAACCACTTCGCCCCTGCCGCAAATCCGATTACCGATATGTCGATTTGTTCACCATCATCTGTTGTCCACTCGTCAATATCCGCATTTGAACATCCGATCTGTTGCAGCACTCTGATTGTTTCAGGCGAGTTGGCAACCATCACATATTCCAGTTCCCCTAATGAACCTTCCGACTCAATCACAGGCAAGCTATTCAGCAGTTTCAGTTTGTCCATGGTTCCCCTCTCCTTCCTGACCCAAAACAATCTCTAGGGCAAGCAGCACCAACTCGATGTCCTCTGTGTCTATCGTGTGGTCTGACTCTCTCAACATCGTAACTCCAAGCCGTTCCAAAAATTTATAATCAATAACCCATCCGCCTTCACCGTCCGACTGTCGTGGGAAGCTGATCTTGCGTGCCTCTTCAAGCTCCTTGCGGAGCCGATCGTTCTCTTCCAGCAAGCCTGGAACAAGAAGTGCAATCCTCTCATCAATACTTTGCAAACGAGTGACCGAGCTGTCCGCTAGGTTGTAACTGTTCGTCGATTCCATTCGTTCGGTAAATTTCGCATGATCGTTCAGCAATTGTTTGATTTCTTCCTGCTTACTCATGACTGTTCTTCCTCCCTCAAATTCACCCAAATTACCGCGCCCTGCGGATGGTTGTATGGCACTGGTTCATCGTATTTAACTGGATTCTCAAGCACCCAAGCCCAAGCCTGGTTGTAATGAAACGCGCCGCTGAGGTCTTCAATCCGATGGTTGTCTCTATTGGTGTTGAATATCCCAACGGGACAGGGGATACAATCTACTAAATCAACCGTTCCCCACACCCTGCTTGTGCCACTGCTGATAATGCCGATCTTTCCGCGCTTATGGGTCCGACTGCCCCGAATCTCCCACGTTTTTTCACCTGAAAGAATCTTATTCGCCCAATACGGTTTAATCACAAGTCCTTGCATGTATATCCCTCCTTGGTTAGAGGCCGGAGCCTCGAACCTCTATGCGTTGTTATTTTCTTTATCAACGGTTTGGTGATAATTTTCCAGAGCTTCATAAACATCTCGTTCATACTTAGTCCCTTTTGCAATAAGCTCCAACATTTCTATCAATCTGTTGGCTTTTTCTTCTGACCGCATCTCCAGTTGAGACCTAACAGAGAGCTTAACTACCTCGGTCAACTTCTGGCACATTCTTGTCATGTGTGTTATCTCTCCTTTGGTGGGCCTAAACCCGTGGTTTTAAATATCCAAGTTCAATCGCATGCTGCTGAATTGATTTCATGTCCTCTTCTGGATATGCCCAATGAGTTCCATACAGTCCGCCGTAACCGTTGTTGTGATTCGTGTCGTTCGCTCCCAATATGTAATCCCGGAAGTCGCACACAAGCCCCCAAAGCGTACCGCCATGACTGAAATACCGATGTTGTCCTTGAACCAAATCATTCATAAGTAGTGGTCGATTCGTGTAATCATCCACGAGCCAAAGATTTCCGTCTGCCCAATGGAAAGCCGCGTACCTGTCGTGTGTTTTGCTGTACAAGAATCTTCTGCCTCTACTCCCGATTACTCGAATGAGCTCATTAATTTTGTCTATTCTATCTTGATTACGAAAAGGAGCTTCGTTCTTTTTGGGGATTGATTGACCTATTTTTCTCACCTTTATTGATTCTAAGAATCCCAAAAATGTAGCATCACAATCATAATCACTGTACGATCTATACTCATCGCTTTTGGCTTTGCTTGCCGTTTTCGCCACTCGAATAGTCGTGTGAGGGGATTCGAACTGATCCCCGCAATAGTAGAATTTATAAACTTTCCACATCTCCACTTTCATCCGCTCCTTTGTGTGGTGGGAAGGGAGGGTATTCCCTTCCTCTGTTAAAAAAAGTGTTACTCCACTAAATCGAACCAGTGCCCGTAATATGTCTCTGCTGCCGGGTCGGTACTAAAGTAATGAATCCCTCTGTTCTCGTTTCTAATACAAACCTCTTCTTCGTCAATCCATATAACCTTGTATGATTTACCAGCAATCGCATCCGGCTTCATGATCAAATCTTTCGTACAGTTGAGTTGCATATGTGTCTTGTCTCCCTTCCTCTGTTATCCCTTAATTGCATATTTGATCTTTCCTGATTCTATATCTCGTTTCATGATCTCCCGGCGACTCAATGGCGGTCTGGTTACCGCCTCTTCTGGCGTTTCGCCTTCGGACAACCTCCGCATAAAAGTGCTGTATGACACGTTGTTACGCGCAGCCTGTTCTTTCACATCTTCCCAAGTCGGCTTTGGCTTCCCGTGTTTATCCACCATCGTCCTGAGTGGAGTTGTAGCCGCTTTTTCAGGTGACCAACCTTGACTGGTCCGTCTGTAATAACTGCCTCGGGTTACTCCGTTCGCTTCCGCCCGGTCCGGCCAATCTCCATGCTTAACATTTTTCCCTGGTCGCTTGCTGACAGCATCTTTCATGGACCATCCAAGTTTTCTGACTCTATCCTCTAAAACTCGGTTTCGGATTCCATTCGCCGCTGCCACTTCATACTGCCTTGGAGTTATAACGCGGTGTTCGTAATTCATGCCCATCCCTCCTTGACCGATTTTCTAGGAGCCACTTGGAGATATTTACTCAGCTCCTGAATCTGATTTCCTACCGGACATTGAACGTTACAAACCTTCTCCAGCCGTGATGAGTTTTGACCGTTACGAAGATTCATTGCAATTCTGATTTCACAAGGATCACATTCGGATCGGATGATATTGTCTATTTGCTGTAATGCTTCTTTCCTGGTTTTAGGAACCGGGACATAATATTCGTATTCCTCCCGTACCGGAGGGATTGATATTGGCTTCTTCGTTAATTCCTTGGTCTGGATTGAAGCAGCTTCTTCAGGTGATTGACCGCTATAAATGCGATACACATAAGTGCTGTAAGATATCCCGTTGATTTTCGCCGTTTCCTTTACTCTCAACCAGCCCGATTCTTTTCTCATGTGGCAACACTCCTCTTGCTATAAGGCGTTTTCTTTTTATCAACTTTTTCCGTTGCAGCTCGTTCATGATCCCAGCCGTTCTTATATCTGGCATAGTAGGTTGCCTTTGGAATACCGTTTGCCAAGGCTATCTCCGGCCATTCCCCATGCTTTTCATGTTTCCGCACCGGATCCGTTACCGCTTCTTCAATCGCCCAGTTATACCGATTCACCCGTTCTATCAGTTGCCACTTGCTTATATCGTTCTTGGCCGCGGCCTTGATATCTTCTTGGGTGATTTCCCGAGACAAGGACATTTGCCTTGCCTCGAATCCACAGAACGGGCAGCGGAACAAATCCGTCCGTATCTCCTTCATATCTGCTGTGCATTGATAACACGTGATAATCATGACCCTGACGCCTTCCAGTGACGTTCTACCGCCCATAGGTAATCTACGGGTACCCTCTTGCTTGGAACCTCGTAGGCGTGAACGTCGAAGTCGGAGATGTGGATACTAGAACCTTGTTTCCGTTTGTATGCGTCCCAGAAGAAGCGAAGGACCGTATACGGCAATAGATATGTCTTATGTTGCTTCCGGAACTCTACCAGCAAGAATGATATACCGTTCATCTTGTGAGCTTTTAACAGGTAATCCACCTGATGGTCTTTCAGGTTCTTGAGCTGGAACCGATCCAGACTCGCAATCGACTTGGCTTCGAACACGATTCCGCGTCCCGTTTTAACAATCCCGTCATAATCCACCGTCGAAGGCTCTTCATAAAATCCCTCAAGTACCTTCGCCCCAGCTGCCTTTGTTACCTTGACCGGAGTAGGCCGCTTGTTTACCACGGCCAGCCCTAATTTGTCATATCGTTCATTGCTAAAAGTTATGATCGCTTCAAATCCCATCCCACGATTACCTTGTAATGTCATGAGACACCTCCAGCGGTTTTCTTTGCCTGTTGCTCAGCAGCAAAGCGCATCATTTTTTCGAATTCGTCTTCCGAAACTTGCTGTCCCGGATCTCCTTTCGGTGATGCAGGAACAACGGCTATAACTGGTTTCGATGGTTTGTTTGCGGATCCAGAACGTTTTTGTTTTTTCTTCTGCTTCATCACCAGTACCAATTGAACGTACTTGGCTCTGAATGTTGCGGCACTTCTAACGTTCACATTCCAGAAATCGTCGTAAACTACCCACTCCATCACTTCGTTAATTTGATTAATATCCGTTTGCTCGTCCGTTTCTACCAATAGACGAAATTGGTCTGCCCATTTTTCCATGTTGGCTTTTGCCGTTCCGTTTTGTATCCCTTCCCTTACACACATATCATCAACATTCTTGCGGAAACGGATTGCCATCTGGTAGTAAATATTGTCTTCGTTGTACTTGGGTGTTTTTGTCCCTCTCTTTCCTTTATTCGATTTAGAAGAATCATCAGATAAAAGAGGGGTGTCATGAATAGCCGAAGGCGATTCGGGACTATTATTTTCTTTATAAGAATAGTTATTTATAGATAGTTCTTTATAGGGTGCATGCTGTGCACCACCCTGGTGCATGTGGTGCACTACCCCTGGTGCATCCTGTGCACTACCGTGGTGCATGTCCTGCACTACACGTGGTGCATGCTGTGCACTAGGTCTTAAAATTTCATACACATTGCTTTCGTTCAGCCCTTCAGTTCTCCGTACTCGTTTGACCAACAACTTCCGTTCAATTAGCCAATCGATGCAATCAATAGCCTTCCGCCGACTCATGGAGCATTTTTCAGCAATAGTAGTGTAGCTTGGAAAGGCAGCTGCGTTGTTAGCGCAGCGGCACAAGTAGAGATAAACCAATTTCTCATGTGTTTTCGTATCTATATCATCAAATATTTCATTGGGTCCCATAAAGAACCCAGTATCGAATTTAAGTTGATTCATCATAATGTTGTAAATCCTTTCCCGCGTCTATTTCAAAGCCGCGCTTATGATCGTTGCCGCTAGACGCCGGAAGCGGATGCCCGCCTCCGTTTCGTCCAACATGTCATGGCATTCGTCACATAGGTGTGCTAAATCATATACTTCAGTTCGATGGTCAATTTGCTTCCGACCTGTAAGGTGGGCACGCTGTGTGGCCCTAGCCTTTTCACAAGCTTCACAAATCCCTTGAGAACGTTCTTTAAGTTGTTTATCCACCGAGTCCCTAATGTCGCCCATTTGCCGCTGTGTCGGCTTTATCCGCTTGCTTTTAGTCTGTTGTGACTTTGGATAAGGATTGAAATCAAGCTCCATACACGGCCTCCTGACCGCCTTGCTTGCCCAGTGGCTGATAATTTGGTATGATTACAGCAAATGTGTTATAAAAATGGCTTGATTGGCGGTTGCGTTCGCGAGACGCAGCCGCTTTTCTATGTCCGCATGACTCATCGTAATGAACACGGCATCCTTCACAGCAAAACATTGATCCGTTGTCCTCCACCTTCAGAATGTTGTACCTCGATATTGAAATCTCGCAGTTCATGCAATGCCCCACTGTCATACCTTGAGTTGTGTACTCCCGATTATCTACCGGATTATCTACTCGCTTTAACAGTTTCTCGAGCCGAAGTATTTTCAATCGGAAATCTGCCTGTTTGTATACATCCTCCGCATCAGCTAACTGGTGATACGTTTGAAGAAGCTGTGCACGCAACGCGCGGCGCTGGCGATCCTTTGTATTCTGGTTCATGCTTGTCCCTCCCGGAGTTGTAATTTATAGTTCAAAAACTCAATGTCTTCGTCAAACCAATCGCCTGTACCCGGCTGAGCCTTTGCCTTTAACTTTTCCAGTTCAACGATCCGCTTGCGAATCTCCATCCGTTCATACAATCTCTCGAGTGTCATAAGCGTCCCGCCTTGTCTGCCAGTTCGGTGAAAACATCATCAAGCACCTGTAGGTACTGGAATTTGTTTTCATTCGGCCAATCTACGCTCATAATGGCGCGTGCCTGCATGCCGTACACTTGTAGGTAATCCTCGTCAGCGTTGATAAAGTTGTCTACCAGTGTTTCGCGGTAGTGTTGAAGCTGCTGGAGCGATACCGCCCCGGGGAATATCCACGAAACGGCGTTTTGTTCAATCACTTCATTCATTCTGTTCATCCTTTCAAGTAGGTATTTTTTTCTTCTTTGTCGAATAACCGAAGTTATTGAGGAGGTGAAAGAAATAGACAAATATAAAGTTGCTTCGTTACTTGGATACGTAACTGATCTGTTTGATAAAACAAATAGATTAGTTAACACAACTTTCGAAAAACCTGAGAACCCATCACCACTTGTTGCAACATCACTTTCAGAAATTTTTGCTTTGTGCGAAAAAGCAAAACTGTATGTTGATTTGAATGAAGAGATAGCCCACTATGAAATCAGTTCCCTCTTCACGTTTTTCGATCGTGCATACTTCCAGTTGAAAGAGGTTATTGAAAAGAAGGACAGAAACACCTCTTGGCTTCACTCAACATTTGAAAGCTACAAATCTCAACATGAATTAGTTGTTCAAATGCTTAAAGGCATTTGAGTTGATTCCCTAATAATCTCTCTCGCTTTTTTTGCAAATCCGTTGTATATCAGTTGGTGCAGCATCTTCTCGATGTCTGTGCCTTCTTTCTTCGGTCTTCCTAAATCCCACATTGCAGAATGTAAATCATCGACACACTTTGCTGACTCCATCACAGATTGAAATAATTTTTCCGCTTCTGACTCAACGTAAGACTTAACAGCTCGAATGATTTCGTCATGAGTTAGTTGTTGGCTCATTTCATTCACCCTTCCTATAGCGCCATCTGGCGATTCATATTTTCGATTTCCCGAAGCAGGAGGCCTTGTGGATACCAAGCTGATACCCGGTCTAATGCCTTATCGAAATCTTTGACTAACGTGTCTCTCATGCTGTTTATCTGGAAGTAGTCTTTATGGTCACGCCAAAGTGCTGAATATGTTTTGGCCCGCAGGCTATTGTTCCGGTACGCCGATGAGTCCGCGCCGCCAAGTGTAGTTAAAACCACTTCGTTTCCTATCTGAGCTAACCGCCTTTGCTGCCCGTAATTGATTGTTGTGTTATTTTCAACGCGCTCCAGGCGACTTTGTATCTGCGGCAACTGTTCCATAACATCGGCCGTCTTACGAAGAGCGATAGCCAGAGCGGCGTCCTTATCTAAGGCTTGAACAGAATATTGACCAGTCTTGCGAATCTCAGGCAGTATTTCATCAGCAACTTTAATTTGAAATATCTCAGCAACAGCATTTTTAGCCTTCATTGCCAATCTGTAGAAAGTGTTTTCTGGTATGAACCCCTCTTTCCCAGGTTGTTGGGAAAACCCCATTTCTTCCAAGTATCCATGCACCCTTGACCACCTAACAACTTCGTTGCCACTTGTGGCTACGGTGGTAAAACCAAGTCCGCGAGCAACATCCTCTAAATTAAGTTGAGCTGTTCCTCTTTCGTCGATGTATACCCGAACGTCTTGGATATTGATCAAGTTACTCATCATCGGGTTCCTCCCTCGAGTTCATTTTTTCTTGTTTAACAATCCATTCATCGAGTTTCTCAATACGAAATCTAATTGCTGGTTTAGTGGAAGTTTGTGTTCCGATTTTATAGTGCGGCAATGATCCTTCTTTGCACATTGCATAAATTGCCGGTTCGGAGACATTTAAATATTTAGCAGCTTCACTTACAGTCAACCTTTTCCGATCCAGCATCTTCGGAATGTCCTGTTCGATTTCGGCTCTTAATTCAGAAAGTAGCTGCTCTCTTACTTCCGCAAAGAATCGTCCTGCCATATCTTCTACATTCATTCGCAAGACCTCCTCATTAGCCCACTTCCCTAATCAAGTTGTAGAGAGGTCCCGGGATTGTTTCCTTTGCTGCGGCAATCCTCAATTCTTTTGGTTCTAACCCGAGTACCTCAGCCAAAGCAATGTTCAGTGCATCCTTACCTGGTGGCATTTTTCCGTTCTTCATCTTGGATAGGACAGATGTGTGCATGGAAAAACCCTTTTTATGAAGTCTTCTGCAAATCTGGGCCAATTTTAGATCGGCTTTAGCAATACCTTCGCTGAGTATTGCGGCATAGCTCATCTTTCATCACCACCCGGTGTTGATTATTTAATCACGTGTTGAATTTTTAGTCACAGTGACTATGCCTAAATATTATCAAGCTGTTTCGAACAAGTCAATGACTAAATATTCACCACAGGCAAAAAAACGTTGAATAATTCTTCAACACTATGTTAATCTTATAGTCATACATAAGAATTATTTTTGAATGAAGGGATGCTAAATAACATGGATTATTCAAAACTGGTTGATGAATATATAAAAAGTAGTGGACTGAGTTTAGCGACCATTGCTGAACGTATTAAAGGTGAGGAAGGCATCCCTATTGATCGGTCTTATATTTCGAAACTACGGAATAACCCTAAATATCCTGCTTCCGATGAGATAAACAGAGCACTCGCAAAAGTGACAGGTGGAGATCCTGAGAAATTAGTTATGGCTGCATACATCGATAAAGCTCCAGAAGAGGTTAAAAGTTCATTACGAAAAGTCTCTGTTTATGAGAATTTTTTAAGATACATCTTAATTAATAAACCGTTGAATGTTGAGTTTGAAGGCGAAGAGAGCATAAGTGATGAAGAGAGAAAAGAAGCAGAAGATTATGTAAACTCACCAGAATTTTTCGCATCCCTTTCTGAAAGTGAATTAAACAACCTTCTAAATGATGTTGTTGAAGATATGTACAAGAACGATAAGGATGCATATAACAAACTTGTAGTTTCTCTAGGGAAAAACGAGGGGTTAATAGCAGAATCACGCGCTACCTACAACAGTAATACGATGACCAGGATACCTGTACTGGGCCAAGTCGCAGCAGGGCTTCCAATAGACCGTATAGAGTATAACGAAGGTTACACTCTTGTCGATCCAAATCTGCTGAAAGGCAATGAAGGGTTCGCTCTTAAAGTAAAAGGAGATAGCATGACAGGAGACCGTATACATGAAGGCGATCTGGTGATTGTAGCAGTGCAAAACGAAGTCCATCCACACGAAATAGCTGTTGTGTCTGTAAACGGTGAGGAAGCAACCCTCAAAAGAGTTAAACGGCAAAATGACATGGTTATGTTGCTACCATCAAATCCGCAATATGAAGCCCAGTTGGTTCCTGCTAATCAAATTCATATTATCGGCAAGGTGGTTGAAGTTAAATTTTGGCCTGCATAAGGGAGTGAACATAAATGGCTAGTTATCAAAAGCGAGGATTGCGAAGTTGGTTACTTGTCGTCGAGACTGGTGCTGACTCTGATAAGTTCAGGGATAAGGAAACGAAAACAATTAGAGTTCCAGAGGAATTGCTTAAAACGCCAAAAAAACTCGAACAACATTTAGATGAAGAGCTACTTAAATTTAAAATCGAAGTGGAGACGGGTGTTTTTTTTAAAGCTGATAATATGAAATTCTCTGATTTTGTACCGGAATGGAAAAAGAAGTTTGCAGAAAAACATCTAGAGGAAACAAGCCAGGGAAACTACCTTTTCCACCTCGAAAAACGAATTTTACCTTACTTTGGTCATATGTTAATGCAAAAAATCAAACCTCTCCACATCGAAACTTATCTAGATGATCTTTCCCAAAGCGAAAAAGAGAAACATCAGAAGTCTACAGGAGAAAAACTGGGCTCTGCTACCCTTGTCTATAACTACCGCGTTCTCAGAAGTGTTTTTACCAAAGCAAAGGAATGGAAAATAATCAAAGAAAATCCTTTGGATGGAGTTAAAAAACCCAAAGAAGAACAAAAGGAAGTTGAGGTTTACGGTGAAGAAGAAGTCTCTTTGATTCTCAGACTATTAGAACCGGAACCTGTACTTTTCAAGTCTTTGATTATTTTAGCGATTACAACAGCCATGCGGCGAGGAGAGTTATTAGGCTTAGAGTGGAAGCATGTGGATTTCGAGAATGGCATAATTAATATTAATCAAAGTATTCCTAAGTATAAAAATGGACAACCAGTAATCAAAGGTCCAAAAAACAAAGGCTCAAGAAGAAAGGTTGCAATCCCGCAAATAGCATTAGAGACTTTGCGTGAATTTGAAAGACAGTGGAAGAAGGATCATTTCAACAGCGAAGATACATGGTTAGGAGGCTCTTATAGATTTTTGTTCTCTAATGAAAATGGCATGCCGTTTTATCCAAAAACCATCGGAGATAAATGGAGATCGTTCCACAAGCGTAATAGTGAACACGGTTTGAAATACATTAGATTCCACGACCTCAGACACACCTCCGCAACCCTTCTAATCAATGAAGGTGTCCACCCTAAAATCATCTCAAACCGGCTTGGTCACTCTAAGATCGGTACAACAATGAATGTGTATGGTCATGTAATTGACTCTGCCGATAAAACAGCTGCAGAAAAGTTCCAAGGTCTTTTTACGGACAAAACAAAAACCGACGTAAGTACGCACTCGAAAGTTGTTGACGAGTTGTTGACGGATTGTTGACGGAATTCATTGTGATTCATAACATTACAAATAATACACATAGGACCAATATCGAAAAACCCTTGATAATAAACGGATTACACAAATTCATATGAAGTGGATTAGTTCTAAACTCTCCTCTCCCATGAAAAAGAAGCTCTCGAAAGAGAGCTTCTTTTTGTTATCTTTATTATGTACCATAACCCCATTGACTAATTATAAAACCGCCATCAGACAACCTATTGCCCATATTCATCCATACTGGCCTCGAATTGCGATTGTAACCATCCAATATCTTTCAGCCATTCCTCCATGTCATTCATAAATTCCGTATGATCCAAGTGTTCGATCTTATATTTCTTCAGTTTGTCGCTCAGAAAAGCATAGAAATAATGACTCAGCTCATATCGCTGTCTGCTTTTGCTAGACGTTTTATACTGATCCTCACTGACTGTCATATCAAAGTAAATCGTATTGTCCTTCTTAGCGTATCTGACCGTCGATTTTCTCTCATATTCTTCAGGCAGACATCTGAAAACAAAGAACAGCTCAATGCCACACGCTTGATACTTACTTTCTGCTTTATCAAACACAGGCTGCAATTCATCCGAAAGTGCGGCAACCTGTGTTAACCCTGAGGTGTCTGTCGACTTATCCAGTATCATGGTACATGCCCTCCCTTCTAGCTAATTCCGATGCACACAACGTCAGGCAGTAGAGACATGTTTCTTCCCTCAATCCACCTTATTGGATTCTCTTCTCCTGCGCATGGATACATTCAAACTCAACAGCGGCATCAATAATCCCAGGGCTGGCAAGGCCATATTCCAGGACTGATATCTCACAGATTGAATGATCATCAAACCAATCGCCATCAGCATGATGATCTGTGTAATCTGGTATCTGTCCAAATTTCTTTTGAATGCCTTTTTGGAAATCACCCGAATCAGGAAATAGGCAACCATACTATAGAAAACAGCCATTCCGAGAATGGCAAAGAATATGATTAAAGCAGCATTGCCCAAGATTTCCCCTCCTTCACTCCACTTCATTTCCTTAATTTTACCATATGAGCGAAAGAGTGTCAT